ATTGATAGTGATGTGTGGATTGATATAAAAAAGGCTCCTAAAATGCGTTCTAGCGAGCAGAATGGCTATTACAGGACAGTTATAAGGCAACTTGGAAACCATTTAGGTTATAATGAAGATGAAATGCACGAAGTTATTAAAACTAAATTTCAAATAGAATCTACAAAAGATCTTACTAAAGATGATTTTAGTGATTTTTTAGATAGGATTATAAGGTTTGCAGCGACTCTTGGTTTTGCAGTAAAAGACCCTCGCAGAGCATTATAAATTGGTCTTTAATTTTTAAATTACCAAACCTCTACAACACGCATACTTATATTCCAAGTCTGATAAGCTACTTGAGTAGACACTAAAGAATCTTGGTCTAATCTACATACGGCAAATTCAGGGTTATCTGCATCTTTATCAGGGCAGAATATAAAGCTTAAAGCCCCTCCCAAACTTAAATCCCATATTAATTGAATTTCATTTGTAGCGTCAATATAATTATCGCTTCTTTGCGTTGTTCCAACTGGGTTTTGGCTTAAATCATAAAACAAGTCATCATTGCTTATGTAGGAAAAACTTAAATCCCAAGACCTTCTACCATTTCTTCCAACTCTTCCATTAGAAGCGTAGTCTTTAAGAGCCCAAGGCTCCCCAACCAACCAATCAGGTTGCCCTTGATGATTAATTTGAACTAAGTCAGACCCTCCTAAACTTCTTTTTATATTAACGCCATCATACTCAACTGTTTTTTTGACGTTTAAGTCTGGAGAGTTTGGCATATCAATATATTTACCAAATGTTATTGCCCCAATATCAAAACTTAATGAAGAGCTTAAGGGTGATTCTTCTTGATTGTTTCTAATTCTCATTCCAAACTGCGAAAACTTTTCAGGGTTTTCGTTACTTTCGTCCATTAAGTAAGTGGCATCATTAAATATAAATATTGTATATCCATCATATTGCAAGAAGCTACTATAGAAAGGATCGCCATAATTCACCCCACTATGAATTTCGTAATAGTTTTTTTCTTCTGAATTACCATAAAAAAGTACTGTTTGTGCTAATGTTCCATTTATACCAACGTATTTTGTACGCAAGTTATGGTTTAATATTGCTCCATAATTAACGGTTGACATCAACCTAGCCCAATCTCTATTATTCTGCTCTTCCGATTCTGCTGGTAAAGCCGACCAAAAAGGAGGGCATTTAAAAGTAAAGGAACCATAATTGCTTGTATCTGCGGTATAGTTTGTTGGATTTGTATAGTCAAAATTCCAAACATTCTTTGGGTCACCTCCATCAATAATGTTTTCAGAAGAAGGGGTGGAATCTTCACTATAAACATACCCCTTTGCTTTTGCTAGTTGTGTAAAATCTAAATAAAATCTTGGCGTTCCTATCGATTGATTGGCCATTATTTTCTCCTTCTAATTCTTATTCTATTTTTTCTATAAAGCCTTACTGACTCTTCGCTGTGTGTTGCGCCTGTCATAAAATACCCCCCTGAATGAAAATGAACGTCTCCATAATAAGGCTCCCCATCTTTAGTTACTAAATTTCCAGAAACAGATTTAATATTGTTAGTAATTATTTCAGTAAACCCTCCATCAGCCTTTCTTTTTATGGCTTCTGCATCTGTTTGCCACAAATTGTTAGGGTTTTGTTCGTAATAATTCTGCCAATTACTTGACTCGGAATTCCAAGTGTTTGTTGTTTTTGTTTGGTGTTGCCATTTATAGCTTGGGACATCTATCTTTCCCACAAGTTTAAAATTTTCTTTATAAACAGTTATTCTTTTTGGTGAAAATTCCCCTCTATATGAAAACAAGGACTCAGGAAACTGTTGCTGGGTCATTCTAATTATAATAATCCTTCCTTTATTTCCAGTAGAAAGGAAGCCGTTTGGAAGCTTAGACTCCCCTTCAAAAACTCCTCTATACAATATTTCTACAGCTAAAGGGTTTCCGTCTACGTTTAAAGAAACATCTCCGCCATACACTTTTAAAGTTGCGTTTGTCATACTTCTATTGTCCCTAAATCTAATTGATTAATCACAAAATTAACAATCAAAACAACATCTAAAACATTAATGTGTCCATCTTGATTTACATCACCAGCCACTAAAGACAATTCTGTGGGGATAGATTCGTTCTCAACGATATAATTAACCAAACCAACAACATCAAGAACATTAACTACTTGATCTTGGTTCCAATCTCCTAAATAAACCAAAGTGTCTGACGTGTCGTCAGAATCGATATCAGAGTCTAACCAAAATCCAGAATAGTCTTCTATTAAAGAATAATCTTCAAGGATGTTACTAGCAGAGTATTGATGTAATTGAATTGCTTTGATTTTTACATTACTTTGGGATTTTTTTATTTCTTGAACTAAAAATCTATTTAAAATTAATTGTGGATTATCTGAATTGTGTATAAAATACGACTGCGTATAATCTTTTCCAAATATTTTAGTATCTTGTATTAAAGAATCAAAACTAACTATATCTCCACACTCTAAGCCTATGTAAGAAACAGGAAGAGTGCATTCTATTATGTTGTGCTGATTTTTAAACCATTCGAGCAAATGGTTTCTCAATTCTTCTGCTGTATGCCTATCTCTAATGTATTTTGAGTTAAATTTTAAAAAAGCATCGTCTATATTAGTTATCCCATACATTTCCATTAACTTGTCGATATCTACAGAAACAGCTCCTCCATTATTTTTATTTGTGCAGGATTGATATTCTTCTAACCCTATATCATAATCGTAGTTTACTTGCACCATTAGCTTTACATCTGAAACAGGGGTTTTTGAGTATTTAAAAGATACAACATCTTTTGAATTGATTGTCGAAAACTCAAACTCATCAAACTCTGGAAGATTCACAAAACTAAAAGTCCCATCATATCTAAATCTTGGGATAAATTTAGTGCTTTTAGAAAAGTCTTTAATAAACTCTTTACAATCAATTTCTTCGTTTATAGAAAATGCAAATTTCCAATTATTGTGTTTTTCTCTTGCAATATCTATTCCAAAAGAGCCTTCTCCTGAGTACCCTAATTCTTTTTCCATAAGATGAAACAATATATCCGAAGGTTTTTCAATAAGGCTTAATTCTTCTCCTGTGTATCCCCCTTCTGAGTTATCTATTCTCCCTTTTACATTACCAAAATATTTTTGCTTGCTTATATTTTGAACAACAAACTTTTGAATTAATTCAAGGTTCTCAATCCCAGTTTTAATCTTCGCTTCTACAAACGAGCTAGGGTCGCTGTTCCTAACAAGATAGGCTAAAGAAAGGCTCCCAACAGAATTTAAGCTTTGCCTCCATTGGTCTTCATCTTCATCTTTAAATTTATCGCATTGGTGATACATATAGAAGGTATTCATAGTATCATATACTAGATCCCCTTCCGCATAAAGAGAATATGCTGTACTAACGGTACTATGTTCATTAGGGTTTCCATAAGCGTCTGTAGTAATGTCGTTGATTGCATTAGGCTCTTCAATTAAACGCTTTACAATAATAGCATCATTTGCAGCCCTAAAAGCATCACACTCTAAAAAAAGGTCAGAATAGCCATTAAAACCATCTGCTCCAGTACCTAATGTTCCTTCTGATTGAGTTCTTGCATAGAGTATATATATATATGATCTAAGCCAACTAGCAACGCTCCCATCTATAACATCATCATCATTAATAGAGTTAAAAGTAAAGTCTAATTTAACCATTTGCATTTGTGAATTGTCATAATGTATGGGACACCAAGCCTCAGAAGCTACTGCAATAGTTCCAGAACTAGTAGCAGTTCCTTGCCAATTGTGGTAGAGCATTGGCCACCCCTCGTTATGGCCACTTATTTTAGATGGCATAATAACGTATTTTTGTGTGTTATGCCCCATATTTCCAAATTTAGTTAAACTAGATGTTAAAGTGGGGTAAGTTTCTTGGTCATAATCTAAAGGATTGTCAGGATTTAATAAGTAAGGATTTTGATATGAGAACAAAGAATCAAACCTTATTGTAGCATCCATATGGTGTGTAACTACGCTATGATTTATGTCTTCTATAACATTTGTCACACCTTCGATTCTATTGTTCCCCAATGTTGGGAAAAGCCCATAAACCCAAGCTCCTACAGCAAATCCTTCTCTTGTTTCGTCAACAGTCCCATCTTGTCCATAATTTATTCTTCTACCCCATAATATTTTTCTTAAAGAAGGATTAGGAGTACCCTCGTTGACGGCCCAAGCAATCACCTCTGGCTTAAAAAAATCACTTGCTGCTGTGCTGTCTAAAGATATTTGATTCCCATCAATGCTTAAACCATCTGTGGTTAATGTTAGTATATCTCCAGTTTGATGGTCTCTATGGTCTGGGACACCAGTTATAAGTGGGGGGTCTAAAGCTTTTGCATCCGAATAAGAAAGCCATCCATTCCAATTAATATCCCCTCCTGTTTGTACTCCATCTCCTTGCACAATGCTATTACCATAATACCAATCAATTTCAGAAGATTGATACTCTTCTTTCAAAAAAGGTATAATCTCTATTGGGTCTGGCCTATAACAATAATCAAATCCCCTTTTCCCATCTGCGTTTGTGTTCGACACTCTTGTTATAATATATGCCAAATAAAATATCGGCCTATCTGTAGGAATATAATAATTTACAGCCAACCCTATTGATGCGTTGCTATTAAATGAATATGACCAATCAAGGTTTTTAAATGTTACATCGGTTCGAAAGCCTTGCTCTATATAGCTTGCAGGATTTGATTCGGCTGGAAACTTAAATAAGGTATTATTAGGGTCTTCTTGCTCTACTTCTTTTACATCAAAGCCTTGATTTTGGCCCATATATATTGAAGACTCGTCTCCACTTCCCCACTCTAAGGCCTCATTCGTTGAGTCCGCAGAAACCCCAGTAGGAGACCTTCTAGAATTACACACAAACTCCTCTCTAGATTGAAGGCTATGCCTTAAGCCTTGGCTGTAATTGTCGTCTTTTATTCTTTTACTAGTAAATGCAACATCGCTATTGTCTGAAAACTCATATTGGATTGTGTTGTTGTAACCTGTGGTTGCAGCCCCATAATTTTTACCATTCACAACAAGGTCGTTAGGAAGGTTATATATTTTGTCAGGTACTCCGTGATATTGGTCTTCTTTAAAAATTGAAATAGCAAATTCACGAGATGCTCTATCATCTGCTGCGTCATTTATATCATTTCTTACAAATCCCTCTATTTGTATATCGTCTCTAAAAACGGAATCAGGATATATCTCAGAAACGGTCTCTTCTTTTGAAGAGCGTGTATATATTAATGGAGCTTTTTTATTATGTCCATAAATTATTGGGAAAAAGGCTGTTTTGTTTTTTTCTATAGTTTCTTGAGCCGCATCATAAGTTTTGTATCTGGGAAGAGACTTTCCTTCTAAAATATTTTGTATGTGGTCTTCAACCTTTATTACAAATCTGTCTTTGCCCCCACTATAAGAGCTTGCAAAGCCTTTAAATATTAAAACACAGTCATCTAAAGCTTTGCAATTAGCGTTAGAGTAATATATACTAACCTCTGCATTTGTAATTCCGTCAGCCTGAAATATATCAGTAAATCTTTCATTATTGTAAATATAATTACTAACCTCTACGCTAACGTGGCTTGTTTTAAGGTTTTTATTTTCAATATCTATAGACTCATTAATTGGAGACACTTTCAGTCCCCTGTCTTCGTAATACTCTCCATCAAACATCCCTTTCTTCTGAGAGAGATGAAAAATCCTTGCACCTTTTTTAATTACCACTATCGGATATATAGTAGAAAGCTTTTTGTTTAACCCATCTTTAAATCTTTGAGGTATATCTAGCATTAACTAATTCCCAGGTCTGCACCCCTACGGATCGCATCTTTAATTTTTGGTATAGCTTCTTCTTCAATAAAAGAATCGCTCATTATATTTCCTGTAAATGTTATGTTTGCGCCACCGCTTACTTGCCCTGTTCTATTCATTCTATTTAGGTTTTCTAGTCCTATAGACTCTACGGCTGACCTTCTTAAAACATATTCGCCTTCTTGCGCCATAATAGGCACGTTATCAACATTTCCTCCTGTTGCATATCCTTGTAAAGGAATCATTCCCCCTGTGCTATAGCCTTGAACTTGCCCTCCTTGATGAAATATACTTTTAAATAAATCTCCTACAAAATCTAAAACGCCTGTTGTTGCTGCAAATGGGTTTGAAATTCCTAATCCTGGAATTAAAGAAAGGGCTCCTTGAATTGCCATAGCTCCAGCTTTTGAAGCCATTGACCTTGCCATATCGCTTAACATTTTATCAAAAGATTTGCTATATCTGTCGTGGTCGTTCATACCCTCTATCATAGCTTGGCTTATACTGTTTTGCAAACCTTTTTCTATTCTTGCTTGTTCTTTCTTTAAATCAATTTCAGCTTGTATCTCATCAAGTAAGATGCGTTTTAGCTCTATTAAGTGTTCTAATTGACCTCGCTGTACAAAATCTAAATCTAGTCCTTTTTGATCAGCCTCCATTAATGCTTCTTTTTTCTCTAATTCAACATCTTCGTGCTGACCTTTTAATTCTAGCAATGCTATTTCGTTTTTTAATTTCTCTAAAAGTAAGATGCTTTGTTGTTGTTGCAATGGAGCTAAATCTAAAATTCTTTTTTCAGCCTCTGCTATTTCAAGCTTACCATCTGCAACATCTTGCTCTATTTTTGCTACTTGCCCTATATAGCTGATATAGTCTGGATACAACATATTGTTTTTTAACAAAAATTCTGCCTGCTTTTTTCTGGACGCTTGTGTTTGTACTTCAATAGCATAAATATCTGTACCTATTAGACGATGTTCATTCTCAAACTCAGCTAAACCCTCAAACTCTTTTTTAAAATCTGTTATTGTTTTTTTTGATTCTTCTCTTGCCTCATTTTCCTTTTGTATTTGAGCTATTCTTTCTTTTAAAAATTTTGTTGTTTGAGGGATTCTGTCTAAAGAGTCTGCAAAATCATTAGCTGATTTTGTTGCTTCGTCTTGTTCTTCTTTAAAAAATCCTAATTGAGTAATTAATTCTCCCAAACCAATCGCAACTGCACCAATTCCTGTGCCTATAGCAGCCATCTTAAAAGCCTTTAGGGAAACCGTGGCTCCAGAACTCATTGTTTTTACAAACCCAAAAGCCCCACCAACCCCCACCAAGGCAATAGTATAAGATTTAATTCTATTTTCATCTAGAGAATCTAAAATAGATGCAAGAGCTTCACTTAATGGTTGTAAAACTTCTAACGCTACAGAGCCAAGTCTGCTAGAAAAATTATCCCAAGCTGCGGTAAACTGATTCAAAGAGTC